TCTGCATTTAAATTATCTCTTAATTCTTTTATTGTATCAGAATTCTTTTTTTGTGATTCATTATAAGAATTAATAGCATTTCTACATATTTCTACTTTATTTTTATTTTCTTCTAATGATTTATTTAAAACAGAATTAGTTGCTTTTAGAGATGACATAGATTTTTCATTACTATCAAATTGACTTTTTGTTAATTTTAGTTCGCTTGCAACAACTGTTAGATTTGATGTTATATTTTTTAATGCTCTAGTATATTCAGATTCTCCAGTTAGTTTGATAGTTCCACCAAATGTTCTGCTAGCCATTTTATCACCTCACTTTTAAAACCATTGTTCATCTTTTAATATTTCTTCATCTATTTCTCTATAACTCTTTTTAGATAATTTGAAGTCATAATCCTGTTGATACCAATAATATAAATTATTGAATTGTCTGTAAGTCATATGACCTATTTCTTTTTTTGTTAAATTTAAATTTTTAATTCCTGTAAAAAAAAACCACGAGAAATCGATTGGTTCATCTTCATTCTCGTGGATTATGCGTTTTTTGGGTGTTCATCTTTGACAGATTCAGTTATTGCATTATTTAAATTTTCACTTGCATTGCTTAATCCTATTTTTGTAATGAGACGTCCTACCTGTTTTAATGTAAAAGTTGGATTATTTGTTCCTTTTTCTTCATTCTCAATTTCTATAGCCTCATTTAACATAGCAGTGAAACCAAATATTAATGCTTTAGCATTTGGTTCACCATTTGCTTTATCTGTTAAATTTCCCCATTTTTGAATAGTGCCATATTTAGATTGAATTTCTTCCATTACATTTAAGTTAAACACTAATTTGTAAGTTTTATCATCAATATTAAAACTATAACTATAATCTTTCATTTAAACACCTATTCAGTTCCTAATAGACCTTCTAAATATGTAATAGCTTCATCTTTAGTTTCAAATGTTTTACTTCTTGACCAAGTTCCATCGGATAATTTACTTGCAACACCATCTTGAGATGGAGTTGAGTATTCAGTTGATTCACCTTTAGTAGTTTCATCAGGAATTGTTTCTTTAAATTTAACTTTACATAGGAATTCAGCTTTATATGAATATTCACCCTCGTGTACCATAGTGATAACTCTACCAAATCCTATGTAAGGTGGAGTATCTGTATCTTTACGAATTATTTCTCCATCTGTATATGTATGACCTAATATTTTTGCTTGAGTTTCATCATCATCATGATCAAATGTAATTGTTACATTTCCTTTTTTAAATGAATAATCTGATTCTGCTAATCCATTGTCTGCATATAGTTCGGCAGAGTTTAAGTCAAGTGATGTTTTAACATCTATTGCTTTACCTATTTTTAATGCTCCGCCATAAGTTTCTTTTTCAACATCTAGAATTCCATATCTAAAATTGTCAACACCAATTCTTGCCATTTTATCGCATCCTTTCTTTTTTAAATTCTATAGTTATATGAAAAAGCCCAGTATCTTCTTCATACATATCTGGACTCCTATCATTTCTTATAAATTCATTATTTTCCATTATTTCAACCACTTTATCTTCTATTGCTAAATAATCTTTATCTGAATAAATATCAATATCAACAGAACTAAAACAACCTAATTCCTTATTATCAGCATACTTAAAATCTCCATCACCTATAAATGTATATGTAATATAAGTTTTTTTACTACCTTTATATTTTATATATTCAACTGGTACTTCTTCATCATCTACTTTGAAATCAGTAAAAATATTTTTCAATAATTTATAATCCGAGTTTTTCAAAATACTTACCCTCCACTTTTTCCATTGCAGATTCTATTTCGGATTTCTTTTTATTAAAAGCTGGTCTTAAAAATGGTTTTTTTCTTTCTCCACTACTTGTACCATATTCACGTGCTAACGCAACTAATGGTGCTGGAACTCTTTGACCATTTTCATTGACCATATAACCATAAAATCCTACTTTAGTATTTATTCCATCATCAGATGGCGTATGGTATGCTTGAGTATAACCTAAATGTTTACCTAATGTATCAGTCTTTTTAAATGCAGTACTCATATTTTTCCTTACTTCTGATTCAACCACTTTCGCACCCTCTTGAGTCATTTCTTCAAACATTTCAGATGCACTTGAATTTAAAGTATATAAATCATTGATTATATCTGTAGGTAAGTCTGATGCTTGCAATTTAAATTGAGCCATTATTTAGTCACTTCCTTCGCTTGAATTTCCAGTTCAATATTTTCTTCATCTACATTATTGAGATATTCAATTGTATATGTTTTATTATTATAATCAATCATCATATCTCTAGTGATTTCATATGTTTTAGGGTATCTGATAGTAAAATTAGTATATGCTTTTTCAAAATCACTACCACTTGATATTAATGTATATCCTTTAGTAGTTTTTACATAAGCATATGGTTCATAGAAATTAGTTTTAACTTTAGTTTTAAAGCCGTGTTCATTAATTTCTTCAGTTATCTCATATATTGATATCTTTTTATTATATTTACCTGCATTTAGCATATATGATTCCTTGAGTGCATTCCTAAAATAGTTTGCACTACATTATTGAGATTAGAACTATCAACGTATAAAGTTCTATTGTCATACATATCTTGACATAAAATTAATAATACTATTGAAAAATCTTCATCATCATCTAAATCTGATTCTTCTAATCCCGTATATTTACATATAAATTTAATAGCAATAGTTATTAATGATTCTAATAATGATTTATCTTCACTTGTTAAATCTGTTATTCTTAAATAATCAGCTACTTCTTCATAGCCTATTGTACTAATTTTCATAGTACTCACCTCCTAACTTGAGGATTTCTTATTTTTTCCAGTTTTACTTTTATTATTTTCTTCTTTTTCAACTTCATTTTCAGTATTTTCTTCAATTACTGGTTCATCAGTTGATTCAGAATTATCTAAATCTGATGATATGTCAGAATTTACTTCATTTTCTTCTTTTTCAACTTCATTTTCAGTATTTTCTTCAATTTTTTCATCTTCTTTAGTATTTGGAATAGTATTTGATAGATTATTAGAGGCAGATTTAATATAACCTGCCTTTAATAAATCTTTTTGAATAAATTCATCTTTGATTTCTATAATAGAACCTTTAGTAGCAGATATTTTACCACTAAAAGTCTTTAAGACTTCAAACATTTATTATTCCCCACAAACTAATTTTGAAATTTTTTGAGCATCTTCAACTTTAGCATCGAATTCTGTCCACGCTACTATTCCAACTGCGTGTTGAGTTGCAAATTTTTCTCTTAAAACTTCAATTTCTAATTCTTCAACTGACTTAGTTGCTAAACCTGACATATCTCCAAAGTAGATGATTGTATTTCCAGAACCTATTTCAGGCATATTGTCTGATTCATATACTGGTTTACCTAATAATGTATAACCAAAATCATTATTTATATCATCTTGAAGTAAATATCTACCATTATCATCTTTTAATAATGAAATTGCAGTTAAAGTTGTTGGATTCATTATCCATATAGCGTTCTTTTGGAATCTTTGTTTTACACTTCTTCTTAATTTAACAACATCATCAGATGTGATTGCTGTTGCACTTGCAGTTGATACTGATTGAGTTACTCCGTTTGCTAAACCTGATATTTTATCAGCAGTTCCATTTATTAACTCGTTTTCTGTCCATACTGCTATTGTTTCAGCCATTAAGTTTATAACCTCTTGAACTAAATTATAATCAGTATTGTTAATTAATGAACGTGATAACTTACAAAATGTTCCAGCAAGGAAACCAGTTAATTCAATAGTCTTAAATTTACCAATATTTGATTCTAAATCCTTAAATTCATCGTGATATGCCATTGCAATTTTAGAATCATTATCTTCACTATAATATGGGATTTCTAATTTTCCTTTTACATTATATTTAGTTGATTTTTCTAAAATTGGTGAAATATCATAAACTTGTTTAATTATTTTCTTTGCTATTGTAGTTGGAATTATATCTCCATTTTCTCCAACAGTTAGATTTACATCAGCTCTTTCTTCTGCAGTTAAAACACCTCTAATATAATTAGCAAATGCTCTTTCTTCTGCTCTTTCTGTTTCTTTATCCACTTTTTCTTCGCCTTCTTCTTTTTCATCTTCTTTGCTATCTTCAGTTGATTCAGATTCTTTTTCATCTTCTTTTACTTCAGACAATTCTCTACCTTTATTTACCTTTGAAATAGTATCACTCAATGCACTTATTTCTTTTTCTAATTCATCAAACAATGCATTTTCTTCTTCAGTAAATGCTCTTTTTTCTTCTTCAATTTTATTTAATAAATTTTCCATTTCAGTTTGTTTTTCTGTTTTTTGCTCAGTTAATGTTTTAAGATTCATATTATCTCCTACCTTTCTTTACATATTTTTAATCTTTTTTCATATTCTGAATAATCAATTTTTTTATCTTTTTCATCTTCTTTAGTATCTTTAGATAAATCTTCAACTTCAACATTATCATCAGTACGATATTCAACTAGTTGTTCATCTCCATCAGAACGAACTTCAATTGATGTACCTATGTATGCTGGAGTTTTTCTATCATCAATTATTGATACTTCATTTAAAATTAAATTTCTAATAGTTCTTTCTTCAATATCACTATCTTCATTTTCTACTCTATCTTCTTTTAAACAGATAAAGCCAAATGACCAGCCTTTTAATTTGTTTTGTTTTGCTTTTTCAATAACTTCTTTATCAGTTATTTCAACTTGACATCTTAAGCCAATATTATCTTCAAATATTTTTGCTTTACCACTTTTAGTATCTGCAAGTTCACGGTCTTCATCATGATCAAGCAGAACTTTAATATTTTCAGCATTATCTATTGCTTTTTGAAAAACGCCAGCCCTTATTTTTTCAATGAATTTCCCTCTTTTATCTCTCAACACTTTAGAAAATCGTTCAACAGCATTTACATAGCCATCAATCATTATTGATTCATTCCTTATTTGAATTTTCATTGCTTAATTCACCTCCTCCAGATTCAACAATAGCATTAGTATTTGGTGTGTAATATTGACCAGTGTTAACATCAAATACAACGTTTGCTAAATTTAATGTAATTACATCTAATCCATCAATATCTTCATAATCTTCTTGATATCTAATTTCATTTTTAGATAACCAACCTGTATCACTTGCAATTTTATAAGCCTCGTATCTCTCTTTAATATTTCCTCTAGTAATTTCTCTAGTATCAAATTCAAAGTAATATGAGTCTTTTTCTTTTTCTAACAATAAATTTCTATTTAATGCAGTTTTAATTGCACTTAATATTGGCATTATTGCTTCCTTGATGAATTCTTCATAATTATCTTTATTATGGAATATGTTATTAATTTCATCTGTTAATGTCTTTTTTCGCTCATCTAATTGGAGTTCTACCGTAGTTGAAGAACCCTCTTTGAAGTCCATACCCTCATTTAGAACTATTGCATTTTCTTGCTTATTAGAATATAAGTTATTCCAAGCTTTTTTTAATAATTCTATTTCTTCTTTACCTAATCTTCTTTGACTTGTAATAAAACCTTTTTTCGCACCACCAGTTTTTACTAAACCTAATTCATAGATTAGTGTCTGATATGCAGATTCTATTGCATCGGATACCTGATTTAATAAACTTCTACCAATTCCACCATCTTTAGTTGAACGAATTATTGTAATAAATTGAAATTGTTCATAACTTTTTCCATCTACCATATAGGTTATATCTTTGAATATTGGGTCAAAATTCTTTTGTACTGATAAACTCTCACTATCAACATATCTTAAACTTTTGACCTTATTTCCTTTTTTATCAATATAAATATAACCACCCTTATCTAATAGGTAATCTTCAACCCACGCCTTTTTCATTTGTATTGCATCGAGCGTGTCACCTGTATCTCCATTAAGGAGTGATACTCTAGGGTCATTTGTTATTTCTATTGTCCTCTTTTTACCATTGTCATCAACTGCTTTTTGATAGAGTTTGATTGGTATCATTGCAACTGT